CGCATATAGGCGGCTTCAAGATCCTGCCAGTAGTTCATCGCCCACGGGTTAGCCCTGCGCCAACCGTCTACCATGCGCCGCGCATCGCTCTCAGGCAGCACAATACCATAGGCGCGGCCCATCGCCGCGAAGGCACCGATACCGCCGGAGAAACCAAGGGCAAGCTCTTGCACCTTGCCGATCTGGCGTTGCTCGTCGGTCACCTGATCGTAGGGGACATGGAATGTCGCCGCCGCGTTGACCTTGTAAACATCCTTGCCGGTGACGAACAGTTCGAGTTTGGCGTTGCCCGCAAGGCTGTTGGATAGCCAAGGCGTGACACGCGCTTCAATCGACGCGTAGTCGGCGACGACAAACGACTTACCCTCGGCGGGCAACAACGCCGGGCGAAGCATACCCTTCAGTACGTCAGTGACGCGCTTGCCGTGCTTTGGAACGATAGCATGACCGCGCACCATCGCTTGGCGCACTGCTTCTGGTTCTTTGGCGCATTTGCGGGTGAAGTTGTGAACCTGAGCGCCATAAGACGACGCGCGCCCCGTGGCTGCTCCACCGGCAAACACGAACGCGCCGCGAACGCGGTGGTCGTCCTCGTCAGCCAGAGCAGCCAACCGGCTAAACTTGGCAACCGACGAAGCCCACAGATCATCGGCGCACTGGATGACTTCCTCGACATCCGGCGGCACTTGCTCAGGGTCGTTCATGGAGAGAAGGTTAGCGCGGACGGACTTGTCGATGGATTGCTTTTCTTCGCCGTCTTTGTGCAGGATCATTAGCTTGCGGGCTTCAGGCCCGACACGATCCCAAACCCATTGGCGCATCTTAGGGCTGCGGACGGATGTAATAGCACCCTCCGTAACCTCGGCGACAATGTTCTGGATCTCTTCCAACTCGGTGCTTGCGTAACGCACTGCGGCTTCGCAGAGCTGCGTGTCCACTCGAACACCTTTGTCATTAATGCGTTCGTTGATGTGGTAATCGCGTAGCTCGTCGTCGTCCAGATCGCGCATAGCCTTGCTAACCGCCCGCATAGCGCGGACATCTTGTTCGCAATAGGCTATCATCTCAGCCATCAGCGTTGGGTCGTCGTTAAAGCTGCCATCAGCGCGGGGGATCGACAACAGGCGGATCAGTTGGTTGCCGCGATGGTCTTTCTTCATTGTGCTGCTGATGGCGCGTCCAATATCTTCGAGTGACCCCGGCAAGCAATTAGCCCGCGCTTGTGTTGCGGTGCAATAGAACTGCTCTAACTTAAACGGAATTGCTAAGATATGCCAAAAGACAAGACGCTCGAAAGCGGCGTTGTGCGCGCGGATTTGTCCCTTGTAATTGCGAACGTCTTGAGGGAATGGTTGATCAGGTGTCCATGTGCGGACTTCCTCGTCATCGAACGCATAGGACATACACAGCACATCTGTCGAAGCGTCGCGAGAATAATTATAAACACCGCGCGATTTTAAATCGCACCGGCTCCTTGTTTCAAAATCAATCCAGAGCATTGTACTTTACCTTTATGATCAGTTGGGGCATCAATTTGGTTGCTGGACTAGACACGGGAGAAAGCCAGAAAATACCGTGTTGCAACATCCTTGAACGCTGGCTTAACTGCCCCGTCTGGATTACACTACCGAGCGACGACGACGAGCAGAAGTAGCGGGTGCCACTTCTTCCTCGACTGGAGCCGCCTCAGCCGCGCCGTCCATACCAATCCACTTCTTAATGTCGAAGATCGGGGTGTAGATACGACCATAGCTCTTGTGCTGATAGTGTTCTTTCTTCAGCTCAACCACAGCCACCGGCTTGTTCTGGTCGAGATCAACCTGTTCAGCAATCTTGAGAACCAACTCTTGAACACTGCGCTTACCGCCGACCGAAGTCGTTGCGAAGCGAACTTCCAAGCCTTCGTCCTCACCATTGATGCACTTCAAGCTCATGCCGATCTGGATCTCCCACCCACGCTTGGCGTTGGCAGGGGCTACATCCATTTCAGGAAGCGGTGACGATACCGGCACCATCTTTTCACCAAGCACTTCGCCGTCACCCCAAGCAATAAAGCCGTGGATGAACGAGAAGGGATTGATCGCCCACAAAGAGCCATCTTCAATCTCGGTCTGGTCTGCGCCGTACACCCAATGACCGGTCTTATCCATTTTAAGGATGACCGAACCACTTGACGGATCAGAAACCTTTACAGCGCGGAGAGCGGCGGAAAGGCTTGCAACAGGAAGGTTCGAAGAACCAAAGCTAACTACATTAGACATTATTACACTCCAATTTTATTAAGGGCAGCAACCATTTGCTGACCGATTTGCATCACGGCTGGGCGAGGGTCATCCTCGGTTGCCAGTGTGTTGCCCGACGAGACAGAAACAACTAAACCTTCAGGCATTGACAACTTCGCCTTTTTAAGAAGCGGGTCAGTCTTTGCCGGTGAGATTACAGATGTCACCGTCACTTCAGCTTCAGGGAAATTCTGCGCGAGCCATTCGTAGGCTGTTGCTTCGTTAACCCATTGTCTCGTTGCGCGTTTCGGCACCAGTTTATACCCCGGCACGGGAACGCTTTTCTCAAGCATTGAAAACGCCAACGCCCTAAGGTCTTTAATCCAACCTTCTAGCAAATCAGCATTTGCAAGGTACTTGCCGATCATCTCCGCGTCTAGCCCCTCAATCTGCGTTTGCAAGGCTCTGTCCACAGCTCCGGTCATTAGAGGGCATACCGGACGGGCGGCGCACCATTTGCAATGGTCGCCATGTGCCAGTGGCGCATCTGGCTTCTGCGCTTTCTTCACCGCGCGGATCAATTCTTTCTCGAAGTCGGCGATGCGAGCAGGCGTTGTCACCCAACGGGTTACACCTTTGGTAGGTTGAATGATAACACATTCGATTTCAGTTGCTCCATCAAACACCCACTTGACTGAGGGTGTTCGCATGGCGGCTGCGGCGTAGAACATAAGCTGAGGGTTTTCTTCAGCGTATACCGCAACTCCGTCTCCGAACTTCCAATCGATGACATAGGCACGGTCACCAATTCGCCCAAGCAAATCAGTTGAACCGAACACTCCCGGCAATATATCTTCACCGAAACCAACTCTTGTTTCGACCGCGAGGGCCATCTCAAAGGTAGGATCGATCTGATTAAGCGCATCAAGCGCGGGTAAAAGTTTCTCATCCATCAGTTCCTGAGTTAGAACAATGCCTTCATATGTATGCCCCAGAAAAGACGACGGCGTTGCGTCTTTACCGACAATCTCAGCGATAACTTCGTGGAGCAAGGTGCCTTCGTCAGCATAACTGCTAGACGGCTTGGCGGGCATTGTAGCGCATAACGCTACAGAGCCGGGACACGCGATGACGCGCTTGGCGGTGGAACCACCTACAATGTTACTGTGTTGCATAGTTGGTTTCCTTTAAAAATTTTACCATATCGTCGATTATTTGATCAGGATTTTTTACAACTTCCAAACTAAGCCCAAGAAGCGTAACTAATACGTTGATAACGTCATTATGAGTATGTCCACCTAAAATTTCGCTAATTTCTAACACTAATTCTTGTATTTCATCCGAAACCATTTCACTATCCTTTCCTGTTGAGGTGCCAACCATACCGCAATAAAAAATGCTGTCAAACATTTTTTTACAAAGATGAAATTAAACTGACATTATAAAGGTGGTATAAGGGCTTACCAAATCAGAGGATGACCCAATGGCTACTCCCCCTCTTAGTGCAGAAATTTTAATTGATACATTGCGTTTGTGGGAAGAAAATAAATGCGTTGATGCCGCCGCCGCGCGGTCGATTGGCGTAAACGTCAAGACCTTTACCCACCGACGTTCGCAGGCACAACTGCGGTTTCCTAACGGAATACCTGATCAAACAATCAATGGGCGCTGGGCATACCCGCGCATGATTGCAAAGAATGTTCCCGGAACGACATGGTTAATTGTTTCTGATTTACATATCTGGGATGGCGACCCGCCATTAATTTACAAAGCTGTTGTCAAGCTCGCCAAGACTCTAAAAGTAGACGGCATTGTTCTGAATGGCGACATTATCGATGGTGCTAGGATCTCGCGCCACCCGCAAATGCGTGGGTCAAAAGCACCTAAAATTGAAAAAGAAATTGAAACCGCCAAGCGGTGGATTAAGATGCTTCCAAAAGTCAAGCATCAACTCTGGACAATAGGCAACCACGACATTCGCATCGACAACTACATTGCCGCCAACGCCAATGAACTTGATGGATACATCCTGTCGCTTCACGAACATTTCCCAGATTGGGAATTTGCGTGGGCGTTTGAGTTTAACGAGACTGTTGAAATTCGGCATCGCTTTCGGTCGGGCATTCACTCAGGCTATAACAGTTCCATGCACTCCGGCCTTAGCATGGTGACAGGTCATACGCATCAGCTACAGATCACGGCTATCAGGGATCGTAAGGGAACGCGCTGGGGCGTGGAAACTGGCACATTGGCTGACCCGCATGGGCCGCAGTTTCAGTATACCGAGGGCGCATCGTCGAGAGCGCAACAAGGCTTCGCCGTGCTTACATTTGACGATGACGGGGTAATGATGCCCCCTGAACTCTGCGAACTGCTAAACGGCAGGCCAGTGTTCAGGGGGCAGTACGTATTTTAGTCTTCGTCGCTAAGTTCGATCAGACCGTCAATGCCGTCATCTGTCGTGATCGTCATTAAAATAGGGCGCTCAAAGGCTTCTGCCATCAAATCAAAATCGGCTGCAAGCTCTTCAAACGTAGCGCCGAAAGGCTCTGCGTTTTCGTCAGACCAATATTCGATGTCGCCATCGTCATTATAAAACACTTCGCGAATGGAAAACGTGTCCGTATCCCACGCAAGGTCTTCGTTCTTTGGGCTGTATATCACTCGATAATTCCATGCCATGTCTTCAATATCCTTACTTGGGGATGTTGCAAAATCCCATTCAAAAGCAAAAGTAGTTTGCATAATTAGTTCTCCGTTTCGCAAGGCTAAATACACCATACGTGGATTGCAAAAAAATGACGACTTGTCAAACAATCTTTTACAAGTTATGAAAACGTATGGAAAAACACATTGAACAGCATCTGGTGCGCGAAGTTAAGAAGCGCGGCGGCGTAGCTTACAAGTTTACGTCGCCGTCGCATCGCGGCGTGTCAGATCGAATTGTGTGTTTGCCGGGGCAAACATGGTTTGTCGAATTGAAACAGCCAAAAGGCAAACTATCGGCGCTTCAAGCGCAATTTGCCAACGACATGGAAAAGTTAAATCAACGATATATTTGTCTGTGGTCAAAAGAAGATGTGGATAAATGGTTAAATGAAATTACGTGATTATCAGGAACAAGGCGCGGATTTTCTGTTTGCAAACGACCGCGCGATGATCTTAGCGCCGGTCGGCGCAGGCAAGACCGCGATGACCTTAGCCGCTATGCAAGACCTAGGCGGGCGGTTTCTGGTGTTAGCACCGCTGCGCGTCTGTAAAGACGTTTGGCCTGTCGAGCAACCCAAATGGGCACCTAAGTTGAAGTTAGCCGTTGCTGTAGGCACACCGGCGCAACGAGCGAAAGCCCTAGCATCTGACGCTGATGTGGTCGTAACCAATTATGACAATCTGCAATGGTTGGCGACGCAGCCGCTAAAATTTGACGCTATTGTGTTCGACGAGCTGACGCGGCTGAAGAACCCGTCAGGGACGCGGTTCAAGGCGTTGCATAAAGTAATTGACAAAATCCACATCCGGTGGGGGTTGACCGGTTCGTTTACATCAAACGGTCTTGAGGATGTCTTTGGGCAATGCAAGATTGTTGATCAATCGTTGCTCGGTCGGTCGAAAGGCGCGTTTCTTCAGCAATACTTCATGTTGACCAATCCAGACTACGGCGAATGGGTCGCCCGCGCCGGTTCGCTCGAAGCCGTGATGCAACGCATTAAGCCCGCTACCTTTGTGCTTGAACCCGGCGAATACGCCGACAAGCTGCCGCCCTGCCATATGGTCGAGATGCGTTGCGACATGGAAGACCGCAAACCGTACGAGCAAATGAAGAAGGACTCGATTGCAAAGCTAGAAGATAAGGATGTAACCGCGTTGACTGCTGCGGTCGCCGTCAACAAACTCCAACAGATCTCGTCAGGGTTTGTCTATGACGAGACTGGCACCGCGCACTGGACGGGTTCGCACAAGTTTGATCTGTTGGATGACATTTTAGAAGAAAACCAACGATCTAACACAATCGTCGTTTATAACTACAAAGAAGAACTTGCTATGCTCCAACGGCTCTACCCTTATGCCAAAACCATTGACGGCAACGTCGAGGCGTGGAACGAGGGCAAGATCCCGTTGCTGTTGATCCACCCCAAGTCTGCCGGTCACGGGCTGAATTTACAATATGGCGGGAATAAGATTATCTTCGTGTCGCTGCCGTGGTCGCTTGAGTTGTTTGAGCAGACTGTGGGACGGTTGCACCGAAGCGGTCAGAAGGAAGCAGTATGGTGCTACATCATAATGACCAACAAAACAGTGGACGAACGGATATGGGCGAGCCTACACGACAAAAAAGCAATATCGGACATCGCGCTAGACGAGTTGAGGCTGTAAAGGTCAAACTAGAACTTGCAAAAGATTTATTGTACAATAGAGAGCGTTTCTGGCTATCAGTTCAAAAATCTGTAGCCCGCGCTCAACGCGAAGTTAAAAATCTGGAGAGAAAACTTGCATACGAGCAATCTAAACTGGCGGACTTTGAACGACAAACTCTGCACACTCAACGAAAGCGAGCTGCTAGTGATGCTCGAAAACGAGAAGCAAACAACGCGTCGTCTGTCAATCCTAAAGCGTCTTCATCAAAGATATAGCATTCTGCGGTCAACGCGGGAGCGCGCTGAGTTGCTCAAAGACGCTGCGCGGCTATAAGGGCAACTCCATCTGCGTAATGACCATCTTGTCAGCCACCGCCTGCACTTCATTAACGCGCCGTGTCCATCCATTGCCAAACGTACCAAACGTCGATAGTCCCTGAAGGAACGCAAGCCGCGCAGCGCAGATGTCTTTGATCAATTCGATTGGGTCACACGCCTGCATTGCGGTCAACGTAGCAGGGCCAATAGCGCCATCAACGGTAATGCCTAGGCTTGTCTGAAGCAGTTTAGCGGCGCGGGCTGTACCACTGTTAACGGCGGTATCAAAGACAACATAGTCAACGCCGGATAGCAGATAGTCACCTTTGACCGCATCCCAATACTTAGCTTTGTACATGGGCGCTACATCGTCGGGTGTTAGCGCCCGCATATCGGCTTCGGTGACCGGATGCCCAACCCAGTTCTCCCAGACCTTCTGCGTAACGCCGAGGTTAGTACGTCCGCCGGGATCGGCAGGATGATTGACGTAACCGCCTTCGGATTTAAGGACGAGGGCAAGGCAAGCGTTAAAATTACTTTGCATGGATACCTTGTGTCTTTTCAAAGGTACGCAAGCCAGCCATGCCAAGCATGGCGGTCACCAATTCCATAAGCGACTGATCCAAAGTAGGCAGATCGTGCCACCCTGCGCCGACGGCAATTGGACGCAATAGATACTGGTAGAGGAGGCCAAGTGCACCAACCCAACCAATAGCAGGCCGCCAACCAGATACAAAAAGGTTAGTGTTTGTAGCTTCGGCAGCGTTGACATCAGCCTGTTGCTGATCCCAACCTTTAAGGCTTTCACGAAGATCTGCTTCATACTTTGCCTTTGCCTCTGGGTCTGGGACAAACTTATCAAGTACCTTTAGCCCTGCGGCGACCGCGTCATCAATACCAAAAGCCATGTCATTTCACCGTTAATATGAGGATTACGCCGATAACGCCGATACCAAGTACCAGAAACCCGATAATGCTGCTTATCATAATTAAATCATCTCTGGTAGCTTCTTGTTGCTTTAACACCGCTGCGGCTTCCCGCGCGGCTTCTTTACGCATCTCAATAATCTCGCGTTGGATGTTGTCCCACGCTTGCTTGCCGTAGGTTGATACGAAAATGTTCTTGGTTTCAAGCTGAAGTTCATACGCCTTGGCTTTGACCGCGTAGAGCTTGACCGCGTGAGCCTCATAGTTAGCTTGAGACTGAAACAGTTTCTTCTTGCTCGGCGTTGACGTAAGCTGAACGATTTGCGCTATCTTAGCCGACAGATTGCCGACGCGCTCCGCCGTCTTGAGCGCATCTTCACCCGCGCTAACTGCCGACTTGATACCGTTGTAGATCGCGGTCGCGCCAGCAATCAGCGTAAATGGATCCATTATTTGTCCGCCTTGCCATCCAGTTTGTCGTATATGCGTTGAAACATATCCTCGATGTGTGCCATCCGCTTGTCGAGGTCGATCTTCTGCACATACTCTTTCGGCAGCTCAATTTCAATCTGATGCAGATCGCGCCGCAGTTCGTTGACCGCGCCCCATATTTCACGAGCAAACCAACCAAGGGCGGATAGAGCCGCCCCACCGGCTAAGTTAATGAGGGATTGCGTATCCATTACCGACGTTGCTCTGCTAATGCGTTAATCGTAGCGCCTGCGGGAGCAAGCTGGTTAATTACCTTTGTGTTAGCCGCAGCGCCTGTTGTAGTTGCAGTTTTGCGGGCGGCTTGCGCGGCTTCATTTGCTAAGGCTTTTTCCATAGCATTAGCCGCCGTGGCGGGGTCTAGCATTTCTGTAGCAATTTCAATTGCGGTTTTTCTGTCAATTTTACCCGCTAATTTTTTTATCACCTCATTTGCGATAGATGCAATCCGGTTCATAAAATTAGGCAATTTAGCTTCAGTTACTGGAAGACCCAATGTTCCCGCATTAGCTTTTGTTTCATATTCAGCAGTACGCGCCAAATCAGCACGAATGCCTTCTAATTTTGCCATGTCTTCAGGCGCAAGAATTTGTGCTAAACTATCAAATCTAGGTGTACCGGTAGCGCGTTTAATTGTAGTTGGGGCGCTTCTAAGAGCTTCGGCAAATGGCCCTGCGCGTTGACCAACTGTTTCACCTAATGCCGGAGTTAATTTACCTTCTAAATATTGCCCAATTTCCATAGTGTTTACGGGTTTGCTCATTTCACGAAATGTAGCTTGCGCTTTTTCCATGCCGGGCAACACTTCAACAAGTTTGTCTTTTACGTTAGTTAAAGCGCCGGTAATAAATTTGTTATCTTCGCTTTTAAGCGCGGCTTTCACATCATCTAAAACAGAAGCCAAATCACCAGAGTTTGCCATATCACCCATGTTGGACTTAATGCGTGACATTTCGCGTACGAGCGCAGTGTTTCCCGGATTTTCAGTTATTGCTTTATTAATTACATCCAATACTGGCTGAGTATTTACCGGCCCCGGTTGCGCGCGCGCTTCGGTGTATAACGGTTCGGCAGCATTTGCTCTTGCGGTTTCTGCGGCTCTTAACTCTTCTGGTGTTCCACCAACTTCACGAAGTTGAGCCAACCGAGCAGCTTTTTGAGCATCTGCGCGTTCAAGATATTGCGTAGGCAACACTTTTTCGGCGGCTTTTTGTAATGAAGGAAATTGAGTACCGCTTACATCAACCGCAGCCTGCCCCGCCGTAGGTAAACTACCGGGAACAATTGTATTGTCTGCTGAACGAAGCGCGTTAATAATTTCTGGCCCACGACCTTCGGCAGCGTTAACATAAGTCGCGTTTTTTACATTGCGAAGATTGTTAAGAAATTCAACGCCTGCTCGACCACCGCGCGCAGCTAAACCTAAACCCTGAGAAATAATGCCGGGGCCAAGAAGACCGCCTAAAAATTCATACTGACCATACCCTTCAGGAGTTTTTTGTAATCCTGCGGCTTGCTCAACTTCTTGACTGGTTGCAGGAAATCCTGCGCCTTCAGGAGGCGCTCCGGGTGTTGCAGATGGTTTGTTTACTATGTCACCAAGGCCGCCAAGTGTACCCCAATTTTTAAGCAGACCGCGCCCCGCCGCCGCCGCAGCCTGCGATAAATAGTCAGGTGCAAATTGATTATTTACCGCCATGTACGCGGGCGATGTATGCCTTAAAATTGCTTCAAACGCTGAACGCGGCGCGGGCATACCTTCTGAAGTTGTAACTGGAGGCATACCTTCACTAGAGGAAACCGTTGTTTCAGCCGCAGCGGGAGCTGCGCCTGATCTAGCGGCTTGATATGCTTTGGTAACTGTTTCAAATTCAGGAGTGCCTTTTTTATCGGCGTTCTTGACGATCCAGTTTGCGTAATCTTGCGCCGAAGCCATTATTTACCTCCGATAATAGCATCCGCCGCGTTAAAAATATTTGTCGTTGAGTTTTTGGTTAACTCAGGTTTGTAATACTGTGATGCACCCCATTGATTATCATAGCTATCATGAGTGATGTTACGCATCATATTAAGTCGATTTTTAATATCTGCTAAAGTTTGGCGAGCGGCTTCAGGCGACATATTATCCTTAAGAGACGCAATACGATCCTGAACGATAGGCCATTCTTTTTCGGTCATAGCGCCGATTGAGCCATTTACGCGGAAATCTTCCAAGCCAAGGCTCTTCAGCGCGGATTTAATGTTATCTATTTTTGCTGCTACATCGCGAGCGCCGGGAAGTTTAGCTGAAATAGAAGATCCATACCCAAAGTTAGCATTAAAATCACTTGCTTTTTTAGGGTCAAGAATTTGGTCGATATTCGACAACGTGCTGTCAGTTGCCACATTAACCGTCTCGATTTTTTTGGCATCGTTAGCGTGCGCTTTTCTTTGTTGCGCGTCTATTTTGCTATTCGGCATATTATAGATATTGCCATTTTCATCTAATTTTTGACCGGGTTCAAGTTTAACATTTGCCGCTGCTAATTGTTTAGCATCCGCTGGACCGCCGGGGATAACTTCCATTGAAGTACCGTTAGCCGCCATACGATATCCAGCAGGCATCGTAGCCTCTTTAGGAGCTGAAGGCGTTGTCATCAACGAAGTAGCTGCCGTGCCAGACGGAGAAACCGCAACCACATTTTGACCCGCACCAACGGTTTCAATCTTAGGTTTAACGGCGTTAATAAATTGTTCGCCGGTTAATTTAGCTACGCCTGTATGCCATGCTACTGGATCTTGGGTATACAACGCCGCGTTTCTTGCCGCAGCTTCTTCAGGGTCGCCTGCAAGATGCGCGTAATCCGCCAACGCGGGGTCAGATGACATAGCTTTGGAAAACGCAGCGGCTTTTTCAGGCGAGTCTACAAATTGCGACATGGTTTGATACCGCGCAATGTGCGTATCAATAAGTTTTTCGTTTTCGCCTTTTGCTTTTGCAGCATTTTCATCTGCAAGACCTTCTTGAACTCGTTGTTTAGCTTGCTGTTCAAGAAAATCAGATACTGTTTTGGCTGGGCCTAATTTTCCGCCTAACGCAAGCGAGTTAACGGCGCGGTTAACATCTGGCAGATACGGCCCTGCGGCTTCGCCGGGCAATCCAACAACACTGTTAGATATAGCATTCGTAATATCTTTTTTAGCTGCGGCGGTGTTTTCTTGAGAAAGCGCGGCTTTTGCTAATTGATTGTTTATTTGCTGTTCTTTAAGCGCAAGCAATTGCTCTTTATAGGCTAAGTTGCCTTCGCCCAACTGACCGCGTTGTTGCAGGGCCATTAGCGCCAAAGGGTGCAAAGCGTTTGAACCGCCGCCGCCGGGGATTGCTATGTTGTAATCAACCATAATAACCTCTTATCATTGCGGCCCAGTAAAACCATACCCAGAAGTAGGCGACCCATACCAATTTTGTGATCCCGGCCCGTAACCGCCATTTCCAAACAGCTTATTCATCATTGCGTAATTTTGATAACCACCCGCCGCATTGTTAAGGGCTTGGTTCCAACTGTTAGCCTGCCCAAGATAGCCAGACGCTTGAGCGTTGCCCGCGTTAACCATCATGTTGCCTGCGTTGGTGCCGTAATTTTGAAGTGTGTTTGAACCAGCAGTTGCGTTAGCCCCTGCCGCCGCGCCCATTGTGTTCGATGAACTTTGACCTTGACCCGCCAACGATTGCAACGGATTTAAGATGTTAGCACGGTTGGTGTTGTACCGGTTAAAAGCATTCTGGTATTCTTGGCTACCGGCAGCTTGACCGTAATCAACCAAAGCGCGGCCTGCATTGCCCGACAACAAGCCGCCACGCGAAGCGGCAGATGCGTCCAAGGCTTTAAGACCTTCGCTCAAACGAAATTGATAGCCGGGATCAGAAGTAAGATCAGACGGGGTAAAATTCTGCGCGGCGGTGCCGTAACCCGCTGCTTTGGTATTGCCGCTCAAACCAAGCAGATCCAAAAGACGATTTTGACCGCTTAACCCTGCTTGGCGAAAAGGTTCTTGCAGAGTGTTCTGTGTGTTGAACATCTTCTCTTGAAGAGCCAACTGCTTATCAGCCGTTGTTTTTTGCAATGCTGCCGCATTGTTAGCCGCGTCTGCTTGTGTCCGCGCCGCCTGACCTTGAGCGTTAGACGCTAATGCGCCGCCCAGAAGCGCCGCTCCGCCGCTGATTAAGGCTGCTGTGATAAAAGCCATGTCAATTCCCTCTCAGCGTGAGCGAGCTGCTGTTTGTTGGCAGCTCCGCCCTGCAATTCGGCGGCGGTGGACTCAGTCAATTCCTCGACGAGTTTGTCTAAATCGGTTTCAGTGGTCGCGTGGATGTTTGTCCACACGGAGTCTTCCAAGGCGTAGATGGCGCGCTTTGCGCCGGGGTAGGCTATTAGAGTGGCTGGTGCCACCAATTCGACTGGCCCATCGTCGGTAGCAACGCGAACACGGCCTTGCGACAGTATACACATATGTTTTGTTTTGTGAACCGCCCCTGTTATCAGTGCGCCCGCAGGAAGGAACATCTCGCGGGCGTAGATACCGTCAGCAAAGTGGTGTTTGAGGGGTAAGATGACAGGATCAAGTTCCTGCATCATTTCCTCAAGCTCTTCGACTTTTTCTCTCATTTTTTATTCATAAAGAATGTTAACGGAACCGGCATCAAATGTATCGGGGGTAACAGAAGTTATTCTAACCCTATCCAAAACACCCGAAAGAGTAATTGAACCGCCACTAACAGTTTGGCGAATATTGCTTGATAATGTTCCTTGTTGTACCCATAAATTGCTGCCCATAGTTGCTAAGACTACAATTCCAAACTGCGTATTGGTATCGGCGTTAATTGAAGTTGCAACTGTAAAACCCGTGCTATTTGTATTAGTACCACCAGACGTAGCCGCGCTTTGAACGGCGATTGCATATCCTGAATAGCCTGTATTCGTGACTGAACCGCTACCAATTTGAACTAAAAAGTTAGACGTACCATTGGTAGACACGCCATTGTACATTATCGTAATGCGTTTTACCCATGATGGGATAGACGTAAAATCAACAGTTGTGCCAGATGTGGTAGGTTGCGTAGAAAACGATTGAATACCGTTATACACCGCGCCCGCAGGAGCGGTCATACCGGCAGTGCCGTCAAGCGTTATGGTCATGCCCATGCTCCGACTGAAGTGTTAGCGCCGGAAGCGCCAATCGGGTAAATATTAATATAGCTACCTGCAACGGTCGAGTACGCGCCGCCGGGAGCTGCTGACAGAGTGTATTGCGGGATAAACGTACCGCCGCCGTTGATGCTGACGGTGCCTTTGATCATAGCACCCCAATAAACGGTAGCAGATGCGCCCGCAGCAGTTACGGTGGTATTGGTAGCCACAGCAGAATAGCCAGCGATGTAGTTTGTTAAACCAATCAATACGGCACTAGTGCTGATGCCGTAGCCTTCAACCATCCAGTTTATGTTGTTTAATGTAGCAGAACCGCCAAAGCTAATACCCGCAGTATGGGATGTAGCGCCTGCGGTTTTGGCAAAGTTAATTACCATTTCAAATGCATATACCGTTGCCGTAGACAACGTAACGCCAACGCCGAAGATATTCTGAGCTGTAGTGACGTTTGCGCCTGCAAGGTCAGCGTTTAACCGGTAAAACTGAGCGCCGGGAATAACCCCGCGTTGTGTGCCTTGTGGCGTGTTGTAAAACACTTTGCCATCAAACTCAGTCGAGCCAATGGTTGGAGTTCCAAGAAGCGTGTCAGCGGTAAGAACAAGCGATGACATGGTTTAGCTCCAGTTTCCAACGGAAGTGACTGTGGTAGACCCGATAGGACGGATGCGGAAATAAGATCCAATACCAACAACCGCCGCCGCTGCGATACCAAGCGACACTTGCGGTATGACAGTGCCTGCCACAGACACGTTGATAATGCCTGAAATTTGAGCGTAACCAACCGTGTTAACCGAAGCCGTAGCAAGCGTAGTGTTAGCGGCAGTATTATACGTGGATTGCGTAGCCGTAGCCGTAGCAACCGCAGCCGCGCCTTTTTGGGCGGTGGCGTAAAAAAACTGGGTTAGCGTAGCTGTGCCGCCTAAAGCAAAACCAAACGATCCAGAAGTCGCGCTCATGGAACTTAAAGAATAAAAACAATCAAATCCGTAAGTACCAGTAGTTAGAGTAACCTGACCGTTGGTAGACGTATTAAACAATTTTTGCGCCGCAGTCTGCGAGGTCAGCGTGTAAGCTGCTTGCAAAAGGATAAGTTGTTCGCTGTTGATGACACCGCGTTGCGCGGATGTAGGTGTGGAATAATGAGCCACACCATCATACTCAAACGCCCCGGCGGTCGTTGTAGCAAGCGCATCAGATGTAAGAATAATTTGGGACATTATAACACCACCCAACGCGAGCCAGACGGGATCGTAATCACAACGCCTGAGTTAATGGTCAATGGGCCAACCGAGTTGGCGTTTTTAGTAGACGGCATCGTATAGGATGTCGTGACGGTTTTGTCGTTCAAGTTGAACACCGCGTCAGAGCCGCCGCCGGTTGCACCGCCGCCGATAGAACCCCAAGACGTGCCGCTGTAGCCTTCAAAAGTCGTAAGCGTCGAGTTGAAGCGGATCATGCCTGCGATGGCTTGGTCATAGATTGTCGTGGATGTTACTGACTGCGATGCACTAACCGTGTACGTCCCCGCGCCACCTGTGCCGGTAACAAACGCCGTAACGCGGGTGCCTGCGGTAACGCCTGAACCCGTAATCGTTGCGCCGACATAAAGCGAGCCGTTAGATACGGACGACAACGACAACGTAGTGCCGCTGATAGATCCAATACCAACAAAACCGTTTGTGCCTGTAGAACCACCTGCGCGTTGCGCCGTGGTGCCTACAGGAATTTTATATTGACCAGTGCCGCTGCCGTACAAATAGTTACCGACCGACATAGAACCGGATGCGGTAATGTTACGACCTGAAATGTCGTAAGTTGCGGTGATATACTCAAAGGTAGATGTACCGGTAAATGCCGTGTCAGGGTTCAACAATACCGTGCCGGTAGCCGCAGGGAACGTGATTGTGTTTGCGCCTGCAACGGCAACAGTCGTTAGATCTACATACCCGGACGTTGCACCGTTAATGCGAAGCGAAGTTTGGCTCGATGCAGGGACACCGGCGATGTTGTCATACGTCCAAACCGTAACGCCTGCCGAGGTCTTCAATACAAACTTGTAATTGCTACCGTTTGTTAGCCATACTTCGCCTGATACACGCCCCGCAGAGTCAAGGACAATCGGGTTAGCATTAGGTGTAGCGCCGGTATTGTCGCTATATGTAGCTAACGGCGTTGTGGTTCCCGCCGCATAAGTGTACAGCAATCCGCCAGCCAACGGTAAACCGTTGTTGTCAAAAAACTGCCAGCCTGCACCGGCGAGAGGGGATAAAATGACTGCCATAGCCGCACCCTACATTGATTTTCGCCGTTACACAACTTGGTATGTAACGGTGAACGCATAAACTGTTGATGTTGTGTTAGCCGCGTTAAACCTAAACTCAAAAATGTCGTTAACGATGTCTGCCAAAATAGCACCAGTCGTCGTGCCGCCTGCCGTAAGCGTGGCAAAAGTACCCGCCGCTTGACCAGTAGAAGAAAAACTGCTCGCCACTGGAAGCGACATTTTTAATACCGCCGCGCCGGTTGCAGTAGCAGCTATAGTAACCTGACCGCTAACTGTCGCCGTGCTGTAAACTTGAAGGTACTGGCATACTGATGCCGTGCTAGACGCAATGTTAGTCGTATTTGTCAGCGTGGGTGTGTAGACGCTACTGACAATCGTATTAAGGTTGGCAAAAAACCGAAACCATTCCCGCGACACTAACCCAGTAGTTTTGTCCGCGATTGGTGCTTGGTTAATTGGAACGCGGTTTGCACTAAGCATTTGAGCCACTCAGCAATAGCTCTGCCCCTACAATGACGAGCTTAACAGGGTCGGTGCCTGATATTTCGTACACGCGGTCGCGGAGCTTGACGGTCATGCCCAACCGCCGCCAGAATGTACGGGTAGCGTACACACCTATCGCGCCCATTGAAGCCCAATGTTCGTTAGACCACGTATGCCCGCCGTCATCAGACCAACGAAGCATAACTTGCGGGTCACTACCTTGCCCACTGTTTAACCCCACGCCGGTTTCGCAATCTAACTGAAGACTGTGTTGCGCGGTGCGGGTTAAATTGTTTTGATTTTGTGGGAGCGCCCGCCACGACCGAAGCCAGCGTTGCGTCTGAGTATCGTCGGCGTAAACATTAAGGTCAAACGCATATATGCGCCCATCGTTGTAATCGCCAACGATAACTTCGTGGTTAAACGCCATCTGACAGTTTGAACGGTGGCGGGTAAAGGAACCGTTTACCCATGCAGCGCGTTCATGCCAATTGTTGGTCGCGACATCATACACCCATGTTTTACCGGCTGACGGAAACGTCAGAACATAGAACGCATGACCGTCTTGTTGGTATGTGTAACCGATAGCGTCTGAAATGTTAGCGTAAGTTTGGATCTGCCACTCAACAGCGTGAGTTGAAACACGAACGCCGGTGTAACCATTAGTGCGGTAAACAATACCTTCACCGCGAGCATCGCCGCCTAACCAGAAGATGCCGTTGTCGAGCTTGGCGGGGGAGTATGGCGCAACGCAACCAATTTCATTGTACGCACCCTGAATACGCGCCAACGGAAAGTTAGGTGTCCCCGCATCATACCAAACTTCGATTGAGTTTGACCCAAACAGCCACGCTTCGCGAGAATTGACCATGACCGACACCAAAGCGTCCGGCGAACCTTCAGCACTGGCGAACGCAAGAGGGTCTACAGAAGTTCCATCATAAAGTGAAGTTGTCCACACCTTTTGTGAATTTGGTTGGTTAAACACAAAATAACCATCCAAAAATCCAACCGTAACCGCGCCGGGATAGTCAGGATCGGTAATCGGAGCATAGATCAACGTGTTCATGTTGAATATGAACCCGTCAGGGTTCGCGGCGATAAAGATTTGAGTTCCGTTGTCGGACATGGACACTTGCCCAGTGCCACTCACATAACCAAAGTTAATTGCGTTGTAGCTTGTGTCGATACGGTAGAACCCGTTGCCTGATACGACATAGGCATAACTGCCGTTGGGATCAGGACACCAAAGCCCACGAATAGGTTCAGTGCCAAGCGTAGCCAATAACCGAAGCCCCGGCGCGCGGTTTAGAAACCCAAGGGTTTTGCCTGCAATTGGGGTAGCTTCTGGAAACAAATTGACAAGCCTGTTGTCGGCGGCATTTACCGACCGAGCAACGTAGGATTGTCCAAGGATCGGCGTTTGCATTAGAAGTTACCGGCGTAGACGTTGAAACGCTGACGAGTGCCAACAATCGAGTATGGGATTGACATGATGTCATCAGGGTTGTTGATACGCTTCAGGTTGCGCTTTGATGTCATGGCAATACGAGCCACGGTAGGCGGTGGTTCAACACCAAACTCAGCCGCGATTTCACAAGCAAGGTTGTATCTGAAGCACCGCATATAGCCCGGTGGGAAGATCAAAGACGTAGCAAGCGAAGCCGGTTGAGCCAGCTCTTGCACCGAAATGAAATGCCATTCTAGGGGTTTTGTAGGCACCGGATAAAGATGCATTTCGATGTTTGGGTAACTTGTGTTGACCCACATTATCTGTGGATAAGTACTAGTTACCGTTTTAACCGCAATGCCGTCGTATTGCTGTTGATTGATCAACATGATGCCAAACGAGATGCCGTTGGACAGATCGATAAAATAAGTAGCGTCATCCATTGTAATAGGACGATTGCCAATAAAATCACCGGTAGGGCCAAGCGATTTAGTTAGAGCGCCAGCAGGCCATGTAAAAATCTGTTCTTGAGTGGTAAAAATAGATAGCTTTTCGGTGCTCCAAGAGTCGAGCATTTGGTTAAAAGCTGTCAAAGCATCTTGAGATGCCGCTGCGGTCGGAACTTCGCTTTCCGCAAGTTGACCAATGAGACGAAGAGCGCCGTTAATTTGATCGCCAGCAGTGGTCATGTAAACTCCTTATGCAGCGTCTTGCCGCCTTCTACGACGAAGCTCATTGTTTGGAGCTTCTTCTTCTTTATCGCGGTTAGCAGGGTCAAACACTACCCAACCTTTTTCCTTGTCGGCTTCAACTTCAGCTTCAAGGGTGGCAACTTTTGTACCATGAACCGGATGTTTTAGATAGGTAATCAAATCACTCTCCCATGATGAAGGGCGGGGCCAAAGCCCCGCCCGTTTTTATTACGAGATCGCGTAGAGCGCCCATGTGCCGTCGCCCGTCTTACGAGCGCGAAATGCACGAACCGTCCCGGCAGTTGCCGCAACAGTCATAAGACCCTGCGTACCAGATGAACCAATTGTCCAGCCTGTGTTGGTGGCAATTGTGATGCCGTATGCTGCCGCTGTAATAACGCGGAAGTCAAAAATCGTACCAACTTTTCCGTTGCTCAACGTACTATCAATGGCCGTCGCAAGCGGAAGCGTATAGATTGCTGTCGCTGTTGGTGTGCCAATAATAATGCCGTTAAGCACCTGATCTGCGGTTAAAGTTGCGGTGTCTGCGGCGGTGGCCGGAGCCGCTGCAACAGACATTTTTACTTCGTTAAGGTTGCCATCATTAAACTGATAGCCGCCGCCTACGGTAGGAAGTGCCATGATAATTACTCCTAGAGAAAAAGGGTTAGAACCCCCGCATTGCTGCGGGGGTCAAGCTATTAGCCCCAGATACGAGCAGCCATTGGTGCGCGGATCGTGGAATAACCATACAGCACGTCAATACGGCAAGGCATACGGTCGTTATTGATGTCATACTGCCGGACAATACGAAGCGAGATGCCGTTGTGAACCTGACGGGAAGCCATATCAACGCCCTGTGGCAGAAGAAGATCTGCTGTAGCAAACGTGATGGCGTCCTTTTGGTACACAAGGTTTTGTGGGTATACGGTTGAAGCCGCACCGAGAACCGTAACTGCCGCGTTGTCTGCTGGGAACGAGTCCACAGTAGCAAGCGCATTAGTAGGCGTGTAAATAGCAGGTGAGATAGCAACGCTTGTCCATGCGCCCGAAGATGCCGTGTTAGCGGCGGTTACAACAAACTGTTGCAAGCTGCCGGTTGACTGACGGGTCTGTGGGTTGACTGCGTAGACGTTAGCAATCGTGAACACGTCGCCAACAGCAAACGTAGCTGAACCTGTACCGCCATCAAGGTTAATGGTTGTAGCACCCTGCGTTGTTACTGCACCGTTAACAAGGATCGTGTCCGAAGCCGAACGCGAACCAGTGGTGTGCTGAACAATCGACTGCGACATGCTGATTTCGTCGTAGCCAAGAACACCCGCGCCCATAAGGCCGTTCTTGAACTGACGGGAAATCGTGTCGCCGGGATTGAACAAGCCCTTCATGCCTTCGACAAGGCCAGCGTTAGCTGCTGGGTTGACGGTAGCATAACGGTTGCCCATTGGGGCGGCGTATTCGTTCAACTTCTGCTGGGCCTGAAGAAGGACCAACGAAGTAGCAGGCGTGGTGCCGGGAGTGCCGACCGACGAGTAAATGCCTTTGTAAGCATTTGCGACGTCGTTATCGACCGAAGCAGCAAGCTGCGAAATACGAGGCTTGAGAACACGTTCAGCGAAGTCGTCCAACTGCATCGTCAATTCTGCCGACGTGAAGTTGACGCCAATGTGCTTCTGGCTTGACACGGTGAGCGTGGTGTACTGTTCGTTGTCGTCCTGAACCTGAAGCGCCGCGCCGTCGGTGACAAGTGCACGATCAGGCAAACGGATACGGAGGGTTGAACCGATCTTAGCACCTTCAACAGCAAAGCTGTCGTCGTACTGACGGTTTACGTTGCGGGTGATCACCAGATTGTTCTCAAGAATTTCGAGAGCTTTGCGGGTGATCATGTCAATTGTTAAAATTGAGTTCGACATGATGTTGTCCTTTGGATGTTAGCGGTACTTGTTGGACGCTTCCATCTTCTTGATCTGTCTGGCTCGGTCAGCAGCAATCCACTCAGCGGTCGTAAGGCTTTTTACAGCCCTTGGATCTGTAGTGTCATAAGCGGGAGCACCGCTGCTTTTGCCCGATCCCGGAGAAATAGGAGATGGTGCGGTAGAAGAGCGTTTAACTGGTGGATTATCCGCCAATTTGGCTTCAATTCGACCAATTTCTTTTGCCTGCAAAAATGGAGCGAGCTTGGAAATCCGTTCAGCTTCTTTAGGGTTTGCACCCAAATAGTAAGCCATTTCTGGCCCAATATCCGAAGCCTGAATGGTTTGCGCCATGACAGTCGTGATCGGGAGGCTTGGGTTGTACGCGACTTGTTCAAAGTCATCGTACTTGGTCCGAGCATCTTCCTCACGCTCATGGTACGCATCAAGAGTATCCCGTTGCTGACGTTCCATTTCACGACGTTGAAGCAGTTCTTCGGCTTTCCGCAATGCCAAAGCGTCGGCATATGCTTCTGTGTCGTTAAACTGTTCAGGGCGTGGTGGGTCAACTAAAGGTGCCGGTGCTGTGCGCGCCGACATTTCTCGATCCCATTTACGCTGTTCTCTTGCGAGACGTTTAGAAATAGCCGCATCTAAATCTTCTTGTGAAAAAGTTTTAGGCGCTGCTTCCGGCTGGGTAGTTTCAAGTTCCGGTGCCGCCGTGGCAACTGGTTCCGACGCGGGTAGTTCCGCTAACACTTCATCAGTCATTTTTGATCCTTTAAGATCCCTAGCGAGCCGCGCTAGTACGGTTTAGGAATAGTAGCTGATGTTAAGTTTTGCACCAGATACTTGTTCGATAAACTGGATATCCTGAATGTTGCCGTCATATTGCAATGGAACACCCACCGCAAGAGGCATACCGACAGAAGCTGTAGGGGCCGTTTTGTCGTCGCGCCAACGAACAGCTTGGCCTTCAGGCACAATAAGAGCAAACACCGGACGAGTATTGCCACCGTTTGGAGTAGTTTGCGGAACGGTCAATTTGGTCGCGGAAGATAGTGATGTGATTTGCTGATAGCCAAAACAAATCGTTACTGCTTTAAGATTGATAGACATTTAATCTCTTCCTCTTTCTGTAAACGACCGAAGCCGTACACCGTTTCCATAGCCGCCGCCCGAAAAAGGAACGTCGAAAAACCACCCGGTATTATTTCCTGCATCCACCGCGCCGTTAGCCGCCAAACCTTGCCATGTAGCGCCGCCGGTTGCAATCGAGTCGCTGATAGTTGCGTAACTGGCCGACACAGTACCAGATGTTTGCGATAAGGTAAATTGGCTACCTGCAATAGAACTTCCAAGAATGATTTGGCTAGATAGGCTGCCAGCAATCACAAATGTACCCGCAGTGTTGGTAGTGTTAGGTTTGAATTGTATCGTTCCACTGGTCAAAGTCAGAGAACGAGTTGCTGCTAATGTCAAAGCATCTGCAAACCTATGCGTTCCCCCAATTCCGTCTACAACGACAGGAAAATCAAGTGTTTTTCCGTTTGTTGTAATAGTTTGAGTTCCTGATGTAGCTTTAAAATTCATAGAACTAGCAGAAGCTGAAATTGACATTCCAGTTGAAAAAGTTACGTCTCCATAAGTATTTACGCTTGTAAGTGAAAACGCCCCTGCGAACCCGGTAAAATTAATATTTGCACAAATTGCGTTAAGCGTAAGCGTATCTGTACCAGCGGAAATATTATAAGATGGATACGGTCCGACAAGGCCAGTTGCGGCCTGAGATATGTTGCGAGTTCCGGTCGCGCCGCTATAGGTAGCATTTAAAATAGGTGTTCCAGTTATTGTCAAATTGGTTGCAGTGCCGCAAGCAAATACTGTTGCTGCGTTACCGACCGCATAAATTTGACCGCCGTTGAACGCCAACGTGCGAATGCCGGACCCACTATATGAGAATGTGCCTGTGGTAAGATTTTTACTGTTCATATCAAGCGTACCGTTTGTAAGTGTTACGGTACGAGTTGACCCGACAGTCATGGCATCTTGTAATTGGAATGTGCCACCAACTCCGTTGAATGTGATTGGAAAATCTAGTGTTTTATTGTTTGTAATAATTAATTGTGTGCCTGACGTTCCCGCAAAAAATCTAGTATTTGTTCCAGCAGTTACCGTCATACCTGTTGAAATTATTAAATTTCCAAATATGTTACCACTGTTATTCGACCAAGAACCTGAAAATCCAGTAAAATCCAAATTTTTAATACCAGCAATGTTAGTATGGGCAAAAGCACCAGTACCAGCAGTAATATTGAAGCTAACAGCATTTGCTTCAGTAACTGACGTTACACTTATGGTTGTAGCGGTGGTTCCTGAATAAGTCAGCTTAATAAGAGGAGTTCCCGTTACACTCATCGTTGTCGATTGCGTGAAAACTGTACCTGAACCAGCAAGTGAAATGTTAAACGTGCTGAACGCCAATGTGCCAGTAAAACCCGTCATGGTTAAAGTTGAGCAATCAGCATTGGCCCCAAGAGTAACGGTATTAGCGCCAGAATTAGCGTCAAAAAACACTGTATCGGAGGACGTAGGCACGGGAAGACCACCGACACCGCCGGAAGTCAAAGCCCATTTAAGGCCGGCCGTTGCATCCCATGTAGCTGTTCCGCCGACCCAATACCTTGCAGCCATAACTTATGCCTCGACCGGTGTAGTGATGATAGCGTACCAATTATCAAACCGAGCTTGCTTCATGGCTTCGATCTCGGCGTCGGTCAAAGCATGGTTATCGGGCAATACCAAAGCATCGCGCAAAGTGTAACCATTTTGAGTGATTTCAAAGTCAATAGTCATGCTAAGAACCGCAATTTATAAAGGGTTGTCAGATAAAGCTCGACGATATTGTCAATTAGCTGCTGAAGCGACGTATCTTTGCGATCCACGACATCATAGCGCACTGTTTCGATTTCGTCCAATTGGTTTTGGAGGAAATCAGTTACATTGGCCGTTTTGTTGTGCGATTGAAGCGAAATGCCACCAATCAACCCATGACGGCCTTGATATGCTTCGGCAAACGCATCCGCAGCA